ATATTCGATATACTTTTAGACATAGGTAGGGTTCTCCTTTCTCTGGAATGTTTTTCGTCCAATCAGAGAATACCCTACCTTTTTTCTTTTGGTCTAGCAAAATGTGTTACACAAAATTTTATACATCATCGGAACAAGTTATCTACCTATTTTCCGTTTATTTTTGACGGATACAAATGCACAAGAAAGGGGATACTCTTTATTTGCTAATCAAACTATCCCGCCCTTAGTTGAATAAAAAGACATTATCCTATTTAAAGCATCGCCAACCGGTAGTTCAAGAGAGACTTTTAGCAAACCCAGTACTTTTTTCTATATATCCCATATGTTTATAAAATTCGTGTGCATTTTTTCGTTCAGGGCGATTTCCACTGTTTAAGACAATTGAATGAGCCCCCTGATTCCTTGCCCATCTTTCTGCTTCTTTTATTAATAGCTTCCCAATACCTTTATTGCGATAGTTGGAATCCACTACAAAGGCAATAACACGAGCATAAAGTCCATCTTTTTCATAAAGCACCCCGGTACATAATCCAATCATCCCAACGACTTTCCCATTCATCTCGGCAACCAGAGTATGATAACTTGGATTAGACTCAATATTATTAAATCTTATAGTCATACTTTCCACTGTCGTTGGGTATCCCAACTGCTCCATTAATGAGGCTAATTCAGGTACATCTTTTATAACAGCTTTCCTAATCTTCATACGGTTTCTCCTCCAATTAAAGACGTAAAACAGTTAATTTATCTATCATCTATTTCACTCTCCTGCCTTTTACTTCAATAAAAAAGAGGATGACTCAATAAACTAACTTCTTCACAAATAAAACTCTATCTTGATTTGGTCCATCATAATCTGCATATACAGAGACTCCGTCCACTTCTTTATCTCCGTTTTTTTCGATTTCAAATCCCATTTTCGTATGAAATGCAATGGAAACTTTGTTTACTGGTGAAGTTATACAACGGACGATATTCCGACCATTCTTTTTAACAATATTAAAAAATTCATTATAAAGTCGTTTTCCAATACCGTGTTTCCTATAATCCGGATGCACCCCAACAAAGTGTATATATGCTTCTTCTGGATATGTTTGCGATAGAAAACCGATCAAAAATCCAACGATTTTTCCATCCTTTTCGGCAATGAAACTTGTATTTTGAAAATGGTCGAAGAATAATTTTGGCAACTTATCAGACATTTGCCTCCCGCCCCACCACTCATTGATTAGTGGAGAGATGACATAGTAGTCTGACCCTTTCACTGAACGGATTTCCATCTTAATCCCCCCTCATTATGTAAAAGTCTATTTAAACTAATACTATCATAAGGGCAAATTTAATGTTATTCCTTCTTTAACTAACCTGCCCCTTAGCCAACCATGAAGTGAACTTTAATACATATGATGGAAGGACATTCGTTCTTCCACAGGAAACAACCATGCCGCATCTATGCTTCACCATCAGAAGAATAAATATATGTCAGCTGAAGTCAGAGGTCGATTACAAACTGATACTTCGAGTTCGTATGGGAGTGCTGCCTTTTTGGGTTCATAAATTTTTAAGATATTTGAATAAAAGAAGCAATGGCTTATTTAAACATTGCCCTTGTTAGGTATAAAAAAATTAATCCAGAACCTCCAATAATAAGTAGGAGTGAGATAAAAATTAACCACGTTGATAGAGAAGATGATAATGAGAATACGTCTAATATTTCAAGAAAAATAGCTACTTTCTTTTTGTTTGATGGTAATTTTTTATATTCATTCCAACTTTGCTTGAAATATATTACTCCAAAGGGGAAAAGTCCTATACCTACTACTAACATAATCACACCAATTCCGAAAGTATTCATCGTTACCTTCCTTTTTCTTAACATTAGTCTTAACTATCTTGTCACGTTAGCGAAGCAAACAAAATTTCTCATTTTTCTCACTTCCACCTCACCGAATAACGATTAGTCGCACACGATTTTTCTTGCTTGAATCGTATTCGATAAAAATAAATCAAGGGTTCTCACATTTGTGAGAACCCTTGATCCTAGAGGCTTTTCCCTTATTTTCAGTGCCGATGGTGGGAGTATAACTATATACTATAAAGGTTGATATTTCAACGTTTTTCAGATGTTCAATTTATTTCTGTGCAAAATTTGTGCAAAATTATTTTTGATTCGCAAATCCATGCAAAAAAGACGGAGTCTTACTCCGCCTTCTTTTTCTCTGTTAAAGAGACCTACTCAAAGCGGTATAATATCCTTCTTGAATGCACGCCTCGATCATCGTTCTGGACAGATATCACGTATCGATAAGAGTATAGACGCGATACGGTTTCGTCATCAAGAGAACAGGTTTTACATTTGTTGGGAGCAAACAATCCATTTTCTTGATTCCAGATAACTTTTCATTTCTCTCCTTAAAGGCCTCATAAGGAAACGACAAATTTATTGGGTTGCACCGTGTCCATTTAAAAGTGGTATCTTCTCGCCTATTTAAGATAAAATTTACAAAACTCCTGCTGATCACGATCATATGTCATATTATTGCTAAAATTTTTCACATTAGTTCCGATAATAAGATTAGTAGAAAAAAATTTCTTAAGGAGGTGGCGTGAAGTGAAAAATGTGGCAGAAAAGGGAAAAACAAATGTTGAGGATGTAGAGTTACTCGATGCGTTTCTAAAAGTGGCCCCATACCTGAACCAACTTGTACATGAAGACATTACGGTCGGAATTTATGACACAGAAAAGTTAATTGTTAATTATCCGGCTAAAACATTCTCTTTAAATGTACAACCTGGTGATCCTTTACAAGAAGGCGACATCATCACAAATGCGATCAGACAAAACAAGCTTCTCTCTGCTATTGTTCCAAAGGAACTTTTTGGTGTTGACTTAATTGCAAAGGCAATGCCTATTCATGACCATAACGGTCGTATTGTAGGCGGTATTGGAATCGGAGTTAATATGGAGAAGGCTATGCAATTATCGGAAATCTCTTCTAATCTTTCAGCAGTCGTGGAGGAAGTAACTGCAACGATTCAATCAATGGCCGATTCCATCACCGAACTTTCTAATGAAATAACAACAGTTTCAGAAAAGGCTAAAGAAGTAGCCGAAAATGTTAGTAAAATTGAAGGGATTTCGAATTTGGTAAAAGAAATTGCGGATCGAAGTAATTTGTTAGGACTAAATGCTGCTATTGAAGCTGCAAGAGCAGGAGAACATGGTAGAGGTTTTTCCATTGTAGCGGATGAGGTACGGAAAATGGCCAACACCTCGAAACAACATGTCGCAGAAATCAATGAAAAAACAAACCAAATGAAGAATCTTATTAAGCAGCTAAATGATTTTATTCAATCAGTAAATGAAGAATCGAGTGCCCAATCAGCAGCTATTGAAGAACTGTCTGCTACAATGCAAGAAATCAATACAAATATCCAGATGCTTGCAGAAATAGCGAGACAAAATATTGAAATAGAGAAATAAAATTGGGGGGGCTAAATTCATGGTAAATTTCAAGTTATTAAATAAGCAATATATCAGTGGAGAATGGAAAGATGGTACTAGCAACAGACAACTGGTAGATTTTAATCCATACAACAATGAAATCATTACAACATTTACATGTGCTAGCTTAAAAGACGTTGATGAAGCTTATCAATCCGCAAAAAAAGCCCAAAAAAAGTGGCAACATACGAATCCTATTGAAAAAAGAGCCGTTTTTGAAAATGCGGTAAAATATATTGAAGAAAATAAGGAATCTATCGAAAACATCATTATCGAAGAACTTGGCGGAACAAAACTGAAAGCAGCTTTTGAAATTGATCTTGTTATCAATATTATCAAAGAAGCATCTACATATCCTTTTCGAATGGAAGGAAAAATTTTACCATCACCAGTTGATGGGAAAGAAAATCGCCTATATCGTATTCCGGTTGGAGTTGTCGGTGTGATTAGTCCTTTTAACTTTCCGTTTTTCCTTTCTATGAAATCGGTCGCTCCTGCATTAGGAGCAGGGAACGGTGTTGTCCTCAAGCCGCATGAACATACACCTATCACCGGTGGAACGCTCATTGCCAAAATTTTTGAAGAAGCCGGTCTTCCAAAAGGCCTACTAAATGTTGTTGTAACTGAAATTGAAGAAATTGGCGACGGATTTATTGAACATCCAATTCCAAGGGTTATTTCATTTACAGGCTCGAGTAAAATTGGAAAACATATCGGGGAAGTTGCTGGGCGTCATTTGAAAAAAGTTTCATTGGAGCTGGGAGGAAATAGTGCTCTGATTGTCTTGGATGATGCTGATATTGATCTTGCTGTCAGTGCCGCGGTTTTCAGCCGCTTTACACATCAAGGCCAAATTTGTATGTCAGCGAATCGCATTATCGTTCATGAAAAAGTATATGATGAATTTTTAACAAAATATGTACGTAAAGTGGCCAGTTTGAAATGCGGTGATCCAAGAGACCCTGAAACAATTATTGGACCATTAATGAATGAACGGCAAGTTCAAACGATTGTTAACCTTATTGAAACAGGTATAAAAGAAGGCGCAACACCTATTTTAAAAGGAGAAGTGAAAGGAAACGTTGTAGAACCAGTCATATTTACTGATGTTACGCCTGATATGACGATTGCCAAGGAGGAGCTTTTTGGCCCGGTTGTATGTATTATGAAAGTCGAAAATGACCAGCAGGCGATTGAGTATGCTAACAGCAGTGATTTTGGTTTAAGCGGTGCTATCCATACATCAAATATTGAACGCGGAGCGGAGATGGCGAAACAGATTGAAACTGGCATGATCCATATTAATGACGGAACCATTAATGATGAACCAGTAGTTGCATTTGGTGGAGAGAAAAATTCAGGTTTAGGACGACTCAACGGCTCGTGGAGCTTGGATGCATTTACAACTCTTAAATGGATTTCCATTCAACATACACCGAGAAAATACCCATATTCGTGATCATGATAGAGTCGGTATCCGTCGTTCACTAAGTGAGTAAATCGCTCATAACTCTTTGATACACAAAGGGTTATGAGTGATTATGTTTTCTCATGTATTCTTACCGGAGCTTCGAGAAGGTCATTGAAAAGCATTTTGATTGAAAGTCTTTTTTAAATTTTTTACATTTTTCTTACCTAAGCCAATGTTTCTATCGAAAAACTGATACAGATTGTTCAAAACAATCATCAAGACGATAACGGATAAAAACTTTCTAAAAATAGGAAAGAGAAAGTTGGGGAGCTTTTTCTTTCAGCTTGTCGACAAAGCTAAAAGCTCAGCCCTTCTCCGATGAGAAGGGCTTTTTACTTGGAATCATCTTCAGCGTCCTCGTGGAAAAACGGATATTTCAGGAGCATTTTCTGGAATAGACCTTCATCCTTGATTGGAAGTCGACGCTGTGGAGATTTGTAGTAGCACTTCTGATGAATGACAGTGTTGATGATGTCGAGGAAAACTTTGTCGTCGATCTGGACCGGTTCAGAACAAATGGGACAGCGCAGTCGGCCGACGATTTTGAACACGGGATCACCTCCATGATGAATATTTCAACAAAAACAAAAAAAAGCCCTGCCAGAAGGCAGGGTCACTACACAATAATCGCAGGGTATCCTTTCTTTTTCAACTCTGCGGCAAGACGTTCTGCATTTTCTTTTTCCGCAAACGCTCCGACTTGTACGCGGTATAATTTTTTGTCAGACACTTTTTGTTGTGGTTTCGGCTGCGGTTGTGGTTTTGCTTTTTGCGGCAATCCCAAAAATTTTGCAATGCCGCGTGCATGTGCTTCGCCGACTGCTTTGAGAAACGCTTCGTTTTTCAATAGTTTTGCGTCATTAGAATCGATAAATAAATTCTCGGTCAAAACAGCCGGCATTGCCGTTTCGCGCAGAACAGCATAGTTAGCCCGTTTTTTGCCGCGATCGGTAATATTTCCGAACTGGCGCATTGCTGCTAGAATTTCGCTATGCAACACGTTTTGCAAAGCGATTGTTCGAGAAGAAACGCCGCCGTTGTAGACATACGTCTCAAAGCCGGTTCCTTTCCCGGCGTTGATATGCACGCTGACAAATACGTCCGCTCCCCAATCGTTGGCCATTTTTGCTCGTTGGCTCAATGTTAGCGTCTCGTCTCCTTTTCGGCTAGTACGCATCGCGAATTCGGTATAATTCGCTTGCAAGTAGTCCATCGCGTATTCGACGATTCGATGTGTCAAATCTTTCTCTTTCAGCCCATTCGCAACCGCTCCTGGATCGCTGCCGCCGTGTCCTTTGTCCAAGAAGATTTTTTTCATTTTGTATCCTCTCCTTTATCTTGATACCATTTTCCTTCTTTCGGATTAGAAATGATTCCTAACATAATCAAAATGGTTAAAATGCTGTTGACATAAGCGTCATATCTCTCTGGTGTGATATGAACCCCTGCATCTTGAAGGAGCATAAAAAGAAGTGAAGCCACCGATACCCATAAACCATAATTTTTAAAACGCTCCATCTTACACACCACCCCCTTTCAACGCAGCAAAAACAATGGCTACGATGCCGCCGACTACCGAAACAATTATTGCGTTCGTGATCGTTCGTCGTAGCCATTTTGTATCGTCCTTGATTGCTCGAATGTCATCGCGCATATCTTTGATGTTTGCCTCCGCGACCGCGAGACGAGTTTTGACATCGACCATGTCATCACGGAGCATTGTCACATCTGCTTCCAATTTTGCGACACGTTGTTCCATCTGCGTCATCCTTTCTGTCTATTCTCGAACAGGAACGACTGCCTTGATCGACCGCGCATCAATAATCACGTTGCCAATGACAACGACATAATCCGGAGTGTCATGATTTTGCGCAGCTTTGATTTGCTCATATAAAGCTTTAGCATCAAACTTTTCCACTTCTGTAATATGTTCTTCTCCACCGTGTTCAACGATTTTCACTTTTGTCATTTCCTATTTCTCCTTTCATACAAAATATAAAAAGCCCTATTTAGGGCTTCAAATCTTCCCGTACATAGCGCATTAATAACCTTACATAATATCGCTGAATTTCTTCCTCGACTGGCAGATCGCCTGTTTGAAAAGGTTCATCTGTGTCATCTGGTGGGATGTTCATGTTTAATATCTCAATGGCGCCGCATTCCGGACACTGAACCGAAACATTTTCAAATTGGTTAAATTCCGGTAGAAAACGAGCATTTTTTTGCGGCACTTTCGTTTTATATTCCATTTGACAAAAAGCGCATTGTATCGTCATCGTTTGACCAATAAGTGATTTTAGCACGGTATTCATCCCCTTATGCCGTATAGTATCCGCGCCAATAGCGATATGCATTATTTTTGTCTCCACCGTCGATATAAAGCCAAAAGCCATCAGGCGAAATATCTATGGCGTGTAGATGCGTTGAGTAAATCAGATTATGCGATGTTCCCGATAGACTGATAGATGACGGCGTGTACGTTTTTTTTGTGCGAAAATTAACACCTACGCCAGCGACAGGGCCGGTTATCCCGGTTGTTACACCGCCGACGCCGCAAAAACCTCTCTCGGTGTTAGGCGTTCTGATCTCCTTAGCATCCATCGTGATATAATCGCGCGAACGAATTGTTAATTCTCCGAATGATCCGGTTGGCGGTTCATAATAAGAAATGGATGCATCGGATGTTGTCGATCTTCTAAAATTTATAGCGTCCGCTTTAACCTCTGAATGATAATTGTTAATGTTATCCACCTTTACAGAGCCGTTATCAATCGTTAAATTGCTACCATACGTCGACGAATTCGACTTGAATTGTGTTCCACTTAATACTATTCCTTCAGTGTCGGCTGTTGGAGAAGTTTTAATGACAACACCTGTCATTTCGCCAGCCGTCACCGTACCCAGGTTTGCGCTAATCGCCGATAAACTATTAACGTTCAGTTTATCGGCTGTGACTGTACCTGCCGTAATCTTTGACCCGTGAAGATTAGCGATCTTCGCGTTATCCACCGCGAGGTTAGCAATTTTGGCATTCGTGATGGCGGCGTCCTGAATTTGCGCCGTTCCAACTGCCGCTGTTGCTATCTTTGCGTTCGTAATTGCACCGTTTTGAATTGCGGCGTTTCCTACTGCTGCACTTGCGATTTTAGCACTCGTAATTGCAGCGTCTTGGATAGCACCTGTTCCAACCGCTAAATTAGCAATTTTAGCGTTAGTAATTGCACCATCTTGAATTGCAGCAGTACCGATAGCAGCATTAGCAATTTTCGCACTTGTGATCGCTCCGTCTGCAAGCTTCTGTGCTGTAACTGCCAAATCGGCAAGCTTGGTATTATCAATGACGCCGTTTTGCAACTTTTCCGCACTAATGGAAAGGTCGGCAAGTTTTGCGTTGTTGACCGCCCCATTGGCGATTTTTGTGTCCGTTACCGCTCCGTCCGCTAACTTTTGTGCCGTCACCGCAAGGTCGGCAATGTGCTGTGCATTCACTGCACCGAACAAGATGTCATCGCTGATGATTTTGACTGTCGATGCAGATACCTCGTTCGTAAACGCTCCGGCTTGACCGTACGCGTTCACTGCACGTAGGCGGTAGTACCACGTTTGGTTCACATCGACGTCATGCGTAAAACCGCTCGTTTTGCCTTTATAAATTAGGTTCGTCGAACTCGGCGTGAACCCGGCTGTTTGCGAGGCATACAACTCGTAATATGCCACGACTTTCGACGTATCAACATCCCACGTCAAGACGACTTTTTTAAACGAGCCGGTTGCCGAAAAGTTCGCCGGCACAGCTGGAGTTTCGCTTGGCGCTTTTTGTTCCGCATATTGTTGTGTATATTGTTCTGCGTATTGTTTCGCGTTTTGTTCTGCTTGGTTCGCCTTCTGCGTGGCGTCATCGGCCGCGACTTGAATTGCTTCTTGCTTTTTCGTCTCCGACACAGCGTCAGCGTAATACGTGCTGTCTTGGTACACCGTCGAGTCTTTCGTGTCGATTTCTTCCTTGGTGTACGTGACTTCCATCACTTTCGATAAAGAGACTTTCTTTGCAATCTCTGCCTGTAGACGTTTGTAAATAGCAAAAACATCTTCTTCCGTATACTCGATATAGTCACCAAGCGTTACGGTTTTTTGTCCATTCTGCTTGATAGACCGTTCGACCGTATGGATACGCGCTTCAAGATATAACGGCGGTGTGAAAGCTGTGTCTTTAATTCGGATCGTGTCACCGAGACGGAATTTTTCATGTTCCAAACCCGGCACTTTTTCGAGGTCAACGACGTCACCTGTATACTCGACGAACGAATTGATACGTTTTGCAAGCTCTGCTTCTGTTAGTGAACGCAATTGTTCGAGCGTCATATTACTGTCGCTCGAATCTGGTTCGTATACATCAACAAGGTGTTTTCCATTACGTCCCCATCGCGCCAATGCGTCTTTGTCCTCGACGAACACCTGCAAACGTGTTCCATCGTCGCGTTCTGGTCCAATCCCAACAAGCGCCGTGACGATGTTTGAAAAATCCTCTTTCCGTTCAATACCGATCAAATCTTTGCCGAATTCGACTTCGCGTCCATTCCAACCGCCTACGTGTTCGATTAAATCAACATAACGCCGCGTGACTTTGTTGCCGTCCGTTTCGACGCGAAAATGAAGTTCTAAATTAAACTCACTAGCAATTTGCTTCAAATACGAATATGGATTTGTGTATGATTCGATAGTGATTGTGCGGGAGCCGGCAAAATCCACCGTCCCAACAGCCCATTCTGTACCTGATAATGCCATCTCGGCATGTTGTTTCGCTGTCCACGACGGCGTTGTTTGTGGCTCGATTACTTTGGCTTTTGATAGTTCAATATATGAAGCGCTTGTATAGACTTCAATAAATAAACCATTAGTGCCATGAAATTTTCGTGTATTCTCAATAATGAATTCGATATATTCTCCGTCTTCGCCAGGTATGATAACACGGTTTCTCTCAGCCAAGTATTCAGAAAAGCTTTTGTTTGCAAACGTCGTAAAGTCAAATGTTTCTAGTGTATCTTTTAACGACTTTGTATGTTTGTCTTCCCAAAATTCTGATTCGTCGATTACACTTAAAATACGGTCCGTTTTTCCGTCTATAATATGAATCAAATAAGCCACCCCTTTCTCTATTTGAATCGTTCACGGTATCGACAAGTTACGTTAAACGACTGCTCGGGATAAACAGTCAATATATTTTCGCCAGGCTTTAATTTAAAAAAGCGAGCCCCAAAATCTTTTAAATCCAGATGGGATTCGCCGTTAATCAAAATATTTTTTTCTTTATGATCGAATGTGATGACGTCACCTTCTCGTGCAATATACGGAATTTCCGATTGTGTTATTGGATTCCACTTAAATACTTTAATATCATGAATACCCATTGCTGTAATTGGTGTATATGAACTTAGTTGACCAAAATGAACTTGTATTTGTGCAAGGTTTTTTCTAAATTGTCCTTCTGTATCGCGCCAAGAACGATACATTCTTGCGGTGTGTTCTCCGGTTGTTTGGTCAATTTTTGCGATATAGGCGAACCATTCGTCATTGTACCGCCCAATACGCAACATGCCGAAAAAGTTAGTCCATGTGCTCGGGGTAGCTCCAGTATCATTAAACATGTAGTAATTAACAGCAGCATTACCTACTCGTGCTTCACCATAAGTTGCTGCTCGACTAGGGGTGGTATCTCTTAAAGCGATTTTAGAAATAACATCTCCGTCTTCAGCTAATAAATAAATTTCTAACCGCCCAACAGATGGTGCACTATTGAAAAATTCTACAATTGCATCAACACGGAAATGTTCTAACACCTGAGGTAAACTCGTTTTCATTGCTGGACCGTGCCAACTGCCACTACCTGTGCCAAAATTTATAGGATAAAACTTATATCCATTTGACGCCATCGTACCAGCTACGGTTCCATCAATGTTGCTTCCTGTTGTCCATCCTACAAGTGTGTCACCGTGTGACCAAAAAATCCGTTGTTCTCGCTCAACAGGAACTTGATCATCTACATTTACTGGTTTGCCTATCATCATATATTCGTCGTTTTGATTTTGAATCAATGCGAATGTGACCGGCTTTAAGACTTCGAGATCAAAGATCGGGTCACCCGGGGCTGTACCCTTGTAATTCAGAGAGACGACGTCGGACGGGAAAACGGCTTCTTTCTCTGGTCCGTAGATATATGGATCCAACATAGTTAGAGTTATTTCAAATTCCCCGTCCGAATCGCTGATGTTCTCGATGTCGAACTCTCCTTCTTGCATGACGAAAATCTCTTTGTCAGGCGTAATATCGCGAATGATTGAAAATGCTTCTTCGCTGTAAAACAGGTCAAAGATCGTATGTTTTAAAGCATCAAACTCTTGCATACTATCAGTTTCAATTTGTAAAACAATACGAACGTGGCGTTCATCTTCTTGTGTGTTTACCAGATAAGCGCCCCGTCTGCCGGGAACAGTTAACTTATTCCGATTTAGGTTGGGCGAATATATATGAAAAGACGAAACCCATATCCCCAATTCGTGCATATCGTATATGTTTCCGCCCTTTTTGACAACAAAATTTAACGGGCTTTTCATCGGTTTACCCCCTAAATTTTTTTCCTCTACCGGTATAAAAATCTATATTTTCTTTCACTGGTTGCCAAATGACTTCACCGACTTTTCTTCCGTCTAAGTAAACATCTGACGCTCCTATTTCAATATAAACAGCCCGATCAGCTGGGTTGCTGTTGGCTAGAGCCGCGCTCAAGTTATTTTGAAACTCTGCTGTTTTCGCGATCATCGCTCCAATTTTTCCAAGTACAGTATCAGTCAACGGGATAATTGCTTCTGGTCCAGCTTCTCCAACCCCTTGAAGTCCTGCATTTGCTGTGTTAAAGATCGTTGGCTCCTTGAAAATACCGCCTTTTGCGTTCCAGCTCACTTTTATTTTTGGTACAGATGGTGGCGTTAAGCTAAACTTCCCTTCGATGCTGAATCTCGGTAATTTCGGCAACTGGATTTTCGGTATTTTTAGCTTCAATCCACTGAAAAAGCCTTTTATTTTATCGATCGCTGTTTTAATCGCATCTCGCGCCGCTTCAACAGGTTTTATCATCGCACTTTTAATCCCGTTCCAAACGGTGGTTGCTGTCGATTTAATACTTTCGAAAACGTTCGAGATCGTAGAACGAATCCCATTAACAACGTTGGATATCGTTGATTTGATGCCGTCCCAAACGTTCGAAATGGTTGCTTTTATACCATTCCAGACGGTCGATGTGACGGTTTTAATTGTGTTCCATACGTTTTGAACGATCGTTTTAACAACATTAATTGCTGTTGAAATGATTGTTTTGATTGTATTCCAAACCGACGACGTGATGTTTTTAATCGCATCCCAAGCGCCTTTCCAATCACCTTTCAAGATAGCTGTGAACAGCTTGATGATATTCGTGATGATTTGGATGGCGTTTTGGATGATTTTTAGAATCGCTGGAAAGACGATCTGAACTATTTCTAGGATGAATTGAATAGCTGGAACTAAGACCGTTCTTATAAAGGTAGCCGCTAACTTTAGAACTGTAATAATGATTGGGATAACCGCCTGGATGATCTGCAAGATCACCGGAAAGACCATTTGAACGGCCTGTAAAATCAACGGGATAACCGCTTTAGCAATTTGTAAAATAACCGGAACAATTGACAGCAATACTTGCAAAACAATCGGTATGACCTGCTGTATGACTTGTAAAATGACCGGAAATACAGCTTGAACTACTTGTAAAAGCACCGGCAATACGCTAGTCACAATTTGAAGAACGATTGGAATGATTGCTTGAATCAATTGCGTAATAACCGGTATTACGGACATAACAACTTGCAAGATAACCGGCAATATAGATGCAAAAGTATTAGCCAACTGTGGAAGCAGCTGCACAGAGATTGATATAATCCCCTGGGCAAGTTGGCCCAATACTTGACCTATTGTCAATCCAAGTTCCACTAGCGCTTGGCCAAGTTGAGCAAATGCAGGCGCCAACTGCTGAAAGCTTTGTGCCAAAACAGCCCCGGTTTGCTGAAATTGCGGCGCTAATTCCGCAAACATCATTGAAAACTGATCAAAAACCGGTTGTAAAGCTACAAAGACACTGCTTATTAATGATAAAACCCCTTGGAAAACCGGCGTCAGTGCCGTTAACAAACTTCCTCCAGCTTGAACAACGGATGTAAAAACGGCTCCTAAACTAGATGCTAAACCTGATAATGATGGACCAATAGAGCTTAATAGACTTGTCGCAGTCCTGACTAGTGAAGCAAATACTGCCCCTAGTGAGGAGCCTATTTGTTGAAAAACAGGCTGGAGTTGTTGAAAAGCATTCATGATTTGCACGAAAACAGGCTGAATAGCTTGAACAATTGAGTTCCAAGCGTTCGATATAGCTTGCCTAGCTTCCTCATTTCGTGCGATAAACCTCACAATTTGAGGCAAGAACATCATAAATAAAGATCCTAATAACCTGAATGGACCAAGCAGCAGCCCTGCTGATTTGCTGAATAAATTAAGCTGCGAAGTAGATGACCCGACCGTTTTTCCGAAAGAACTAAAAATTGACTTCGATTTATTGACTGTATCACTGCCTTGTTTAAACATCCTAAATAACTTGCTCGAAACTAAAATAGCTCCGCCAATCGAACTAACGACGATCCCCAGTGTTGTGCCTAATGCTAATAGCGCTGTAACAACAGCCGCTATTGTCGCTATCATACTTTTCGTTGTCGGAGACAGGCTCATGAATTTATTGGCCATGTACTCAATGAGATTGGCTACTCGTTCGATCGTAGGAGCCAACGAATTCACAAAATCCTTGGATGCCGAATCAATAGACGATTCCATTTTTGTGAGCGCTCCGGCCCATCCTTCAAGCATGGCATCGGCTGCTTTTTGGGATGCGCCAGCACTATTTTCGAGAGCTCTCGTCATCTTCTCAATTTCTTCGGGCCCTGCCGATATCAGCGACATCATTCCTGAAACGGCTTCTGTTCCGAAGATTGTTGCAAGCGCTGCTGCTTTTTGGGCATTGGTCATGCCATCCATACCTTTTATTAGTTCTCCTACAATTTGTGACAGCGGCTTCATTTCTCCGTTTCTATCTCTTATTGAAACCCCCAATTGATCAAGTTGCCGCTTCGCTTCTTTTGGAGGATCAACTAAACGCAATAAAGCTGCACGCAAAGTCGTACCTGCTTGTTCCCCAGATAGGCCGGCATCCACCATAATCCCAACAGCCGCCGCCAAATCCTCAATTTCATATCCAAGTTGAGCCGCCGGGCCAGCTGCGTACTTGAACGCATATTGCATATCTAACACACCGGCTGCCGACTGATTCGCCGCTTGTGCCAATACGTCTGCCACACGACTACTTTCACTTGCTTCAAGTCTGAACGAGTTCAATGCAGACGTAATCGTATCTGCGACAAGGCCTAAGTCTTCCCCTGATGCAGCAGCTGCGCTTAAAATTCCAGGTAATGCTTCTGTTGCTTGTGCTGCATCGAATCCTTTAGCCCCTAATTCAGCGAATGCAGCCGCAACTTCTGCGGTTGTGTACACAGAATTTTTGGCCATATCGAGTATCGCTTTCGATACATCATCATAGGAGCCTTGGGTCAGCACCGCCGCCCGTCTTGCTTCCTTTTCAAAATCGCGAGCACCCTCAATCATGCGATAAAAAGCAAAACCGGTTGCCGCCGCAGCCGGAGCAAACGAACTGACCATGGATTGGCCGATTTGTTGTGTTCTACTGCCTATACCGTTTAATGAATCTGCAGCCCGGCGGGCAACACTTTCTTGCTCTCGTAACTGTTGATTAGCTTGCCTAATTTCTTGTGCTAGTTTTTCTTCTGCAGCACGCGCTTGTAATAATTTAGTTTCATAATTTTTTACTTCAGTTGAATTTTGACCATAGGCCTTTTTGGCTTGTTCTAATTGCTGTTCGTATAAACGAGTTTGTTGGATGGTTTGGTCTAAGCTTTGATTTAGTTGTAAAATCCGCAGTCGTAGTTTATCAGATTCAGATGCGTTTGCACCAAGTTTGGCGCGTTGGAGATCGTGCTCCGCATTCATTTTTTCAGTTGTCGCTCGGAGTCTATCCTCTTCTTGTCGGAGTACTTGAAGCTGTTTTTCAGCTTTAGCCACTTCGCTTGTCCGAGCACGTTCCGCATCTTTGGCGCGCTGTAGGCTCCGACTGGTTTCATCAATGCGGTTGGCCAACTGCTGTTCGGCAGCTTGAGCTTTCAAAAGCTCAATTTCCATCCGTTTGGCTTCGTTTGAATTTGCTCCAAATTGCTGTCTAACTTTTGCTAACTGTTCAGCAGTTACTTGTGTTTTTCTTTGCGCGACGTCGTAAAGCTGCTGTAAGTTGTTTAATCTTGCCTCATATTTTTGCACTTCGCTAGCCGTATTTTTCATTTGCTCCTCTTGCAGTTTCATCTCCTGCCGGAGCTTGTAGGCTTCGCGATTCATCTCTTTTATTGCGTTGTTAAATTCCTGGTTAAAAACTTTAAACGTAACCTTCACTTCTGAATTTTTGGCCACCAGTCTCACCTACCCCTAACCTTCTTTTGGATTGTTGCGCCATCCCTCAAATGCAAGCGCCCCTTGGTATATCCGTTCCACTGATGCAATCGGCTCGTGCCAAAAAGTTTCCGGGTCGATTCCTGCGCCAAGACAATACAAAACGTACAAATCCTCCACACACTCAATTTTTAGCGTCGGTGGTTTAACTTTTTTCCGTTTTTATTGCTTTTATTTGTGCTTTGTTGAAGAGCTTTCGCAAATTGGTTTGGATCCGTTGACATCAGGTCGACAATGAGATTCATGTATAGTTCCAATGTGTCTTCAATAGGATCATGATATTTTTGCAAAAACTCATCAAAAGACATAGTGATATTCTTGTTTGCGCCAATGAACGCTAAATAGATGACCTGTTGCATTTTAGTTTCGTCAAGTTGTTCAAAAATAGAAGGATCCAAATCATTAGTTTGTCCTCCAACCAATGCTTCAACTCCCTGCATCTTTAAAAGGCTAGTAAACAAGGAACTCTCAATTAACCCCATTTCCTTACCTTTTTTGAGTGCATAGTTTGTCAAAAAGACAGGATAAGTTTTTTCGTTAACGAATACTTTTTCAAACTCGCCGTTTACCTCTCTTACCTCAACGTCTTTAAGTGTTACTTTTCTTACTTTCATTTCATTCCCCTCACTTTCTTGATTTCAAAAATAAAAAGCCCCTAAATGACAGGGGCTTATGGTGTTGGCACAGCTTTGACTAATTCAGGTGTAAATTGTGTATGCCATTGTTCGGCAACTGTTGGATCTTCTAGTTCAGCAACCAACGCCTCGTAATAGAAATTGTTCAGAGAATCAGCTAGTGCTGTAAATTCCAGTTCTAACATCGCAACTTCATCCGCACCATTTTCAATCGCGATTTTAAACCCTGATGAATTAGTGCAGTTTGGAAAAGCAATTAATTTAACGATATCTTCAAATTCATCGATCACGTCGGCAGTGAAGACAAAGCTTTTTCCTTTTGATAAGGTGCCATATGCCCAAACACCAGGTTTTAAATCTTCATTTCTTAGTCCAAAGAAGTCACGAGCCACTTGAACAGGAATATGAGCACTCACTGTTAAATTCATTTTGACTGGCTTTGACTTTTTCTTTACCTCAATCCCCTCACACTTTTTAACGATCTCGATAATTTCTGTTTCTCCTTCTATTTGGCCAACACAACCAAATTTCTTTCCAGGTTGTTGCTGGCCATTTTCGAAAAACTGAACACTTGCATTTTTAATCGAGACAGCATCAAATTCCTGAATAACAGTAGTCATTACAATTCCTCCTCTAAAACTTTATCGATTCTTTCATGTAGTTTGGATAATATCTTTGGAGTTGCAGCCTCCAAACCGCGTTCCATGAAACGTTGTTCAATCGGGTTATGAGCACCTCGCCCTTCATTCGGAAAGACGAGATAACCAAAACTACCTTTTTTATTTGCAGCTCCGCCTCTTGCCTTAATAACAAAACCAAGATTAATCTTTTCGCTTTTGCTCCAGTTGCTGTATTTCGCGTGTTGCTTGTTTCTGATTTTTCCCTTTCTTGTCGAAACAGGGATGAGCTTCGTAATTTCTTCTGTAGCTATTCTGATCCCGTCAGTATGCAATACATCATTTGTGGCACTTTCCATTTTGTCTGGAAGCTTCGCCATTTTCATTTCTAAATGTTCGATCGCCTTATAATCCAGTTCAAACTTGACACTCAATCGGGATCACCCGCCTAAAAACAAGCGTTACCCGATCAACGTATCGATCAGTGTCTTTCTCCTGCAGACGCTCTTTGATGGTGTTGACGAAATTCATACCTTTTATTGATGACACGATGGAAATAATATCAATCGTTTGTTCATCGACATCATCACGATTTTCAGAGTAGTAATAGACATAAATGTCTTGTGTGACGTTTCTAATATTGTTCGTTGTGCGGAATTCACCGGTTTCGAAGACAAAACAATTATAGGTTGCTAAAGTCGTTTCTTCATCCTCGGCAATTTCATCTTCAAAAACCGGCAAACCAAATTGTTCTTTCAACCCATTGACTAACGCGTCAATTTGTTCACGCATAAACCTTTTTGTTTTTTCATTCATTGATCGCACCTACTTCCTGCAAGTAAAAATAGAGATACATACCGTCTGAATCAACGGTGATGACATCATATTCAATGTTGTCGATTACAACCTTCAATTTATTTTTGTTGATGGTTCGGAAAGAAGGCGGGTATAAAGTTTTGACTTTCCGATCCAAACTAGCCCCCATAATGCCGGCCATGTGATAATCTTGATCGCGGCATGACATTTCTTTGAATGCCAGTTTTCCTTCTTCTGTGAACGCTTCTCCAATACGTTTGCCGGTTGCTGAACGCTGCGTTTGTTTGTGACCGTAAGAAAGAAAACCGTCATTGAACGTCTCCCGATACGGTTTCACCGCCACGGATGACACCTACTTTCCCTATGGCCACATGTAAAATCAACCGTGACAATTCATGCTGGAAGTTCCTTTCAAACTCATCACCCGCATTGTTATATACATATCGGCAGCGTTCCAAGAGAATTTCTTTTGGCCATTCTTCTTTTGAAAAATCAAAAGACGCATTTGTCAATTCAGACAAATACGTCTCTGATCGCTGGATCAACTTTTTTAGATATTCATCCTCTTCATTCCACGTGATACGCAGCCGCTCTTTCAAATCAGAAAGTAATTTCTGAAGCGTTTGTTCATCCATAAAAAATCACCTACTTTTTAGCAGGTGTTTTCTTTCTCGTATTATTTTTGCCGCCTTTTTTCGCTGTTTCTGCTTCATCTGTTTCCGTTTCATCAGATGACTCTTCAACATGTTCATCAAGGGAAGCAACTTCTTCTTGAACCACTTCTTCGATACCCTCTGCTTCTTCGTCACTTACTTTAATTTCAGGGCCAAGAAAAGCGACCCCATACCTATTTTTGTTGGACTGTAGAAAAGCAACCCTTTCCGGATCCGCTTCAAATCCTTCTTTCGGATACTCTTCCCCTTTTTTGTATAAGGTGTTTTTGTGATATTTTTCGATGAAATCATTTAACACAGGATATTTCATGTTATTTCACTCCTTTCATTATGGAGTTGGTGTTTCTACACCAAGATTTGTAATGTCAAAGACCAAGAAGCTGTCATTGTCTTTCGGGCGGCCATTTGCGTATTGCTTGGTGACGTATACACGCTCATCCTCAATAAACCGCACTTCGTCACTGTATTCGATTTTTCGAGAAGAGCCCACGCCCAAGAAGTAATCTTTTCCTAACCCCGCAATAAGTCTACCCTGCGGAACCGATACCGATTGAATGATTGTCGCTGGAATCGGCAGCACTCCATAAACATAAGTACCGTTTTGAGTAAGAATCGTTGTTTCCGGGAAGATTTTTTCCCAGTAATCGAGTGGATTTACCACAAACAACACTTGATTTACTTTTCGTTTACCATTTTTCGTGAGTGGGGCCATTACCTGCTGACCTAATGATTTAGGCGATAAATCAGTTAATGCTGTTGCAGTTTTATCCGGATACACACCATCCACCACTGCACCAGCTAAATCTTTCATCATCCCAATCGGTTGCTCTTTGCCAGTTCCTCGGATGATCGCATCTTCCAAACCGATCGCCATGGCTTCAGCTAGAACGGTACGTACATATTTGTCTAACCAAACCGGCCCTAAATCCAACATGGCTTTTGCAACCGGAATGAACGCGGAAAGTTTGAATAGTTCCGTGCTAACTTTTTCAAACCCTTCGTCGAGGATTTCTCTGATTTCCGCAGTCAGTTTGCCCCACCAAGCTGTCGGAATGTCCCCTTTTTTCAAAATCCATTCCGTGATCCCTGTTGTGTTCACGAATTCGATGTTTTGCAATAATTCGTGGTCACGGACCAAATCTTCAAATACACGGTCAATAACAGTTGATGGAACAAGTTTTTCCACCCCGTCAAAACCTTGCCCTTGAATGACTTCGTTATAATAAGCCATTTCTTCTTTTGTCAGTGGCTTAAGCCCTCGGGCAGCCATAGCTTGTTGATCGGTTAAATCCTCATTTACCGCCTTTTTCGCTTCTGCGATGATGTTTTCCTGAATCGAATTAGCGAACTTCGTAAGAGCTTCTGCCAATTCTTTTTCATCTCCGCTGTTTAAAGCTTTTAAAAGATTTTCCTTCATTTCTGCTTCATTCTTTGCCTTGCGATCTAAATTTTCAATCCCCATATGGATACCTCCCACATTTTTTTGAAATAAAAAAACACCGTCAGTTGTTTTCTGACCGTGTTAATGAACTTAAAAACTGGTAAATGATACTTGCATTATTCATAGGTTTTTCTTCTTTTGGTTTGTGATTGTTTTCAGTCGTTTGTGCTACCGCTTTTCCATCAAGAGATGCAGCAATATATTTGTTTAGAATCTCCTCTTTTACGGATGTTTCTTCCTGCTCATCTTCTTCATCAGGAAGCTCAATTTCATCTGAAATTTCATCACATAAGCCCAAAATCTTACACTCCTCAGCTGTTAGCAATGTTTCTTCATCCAGAAGTCGTTCTAATTCTGAACGATCACCAACAAACCGGGAAGTGTAACTTTCCAAAACAGCCGTATCAATCTTTTCTAAATCATTTGCAATTTTCCTTAATTCCTTAGCGTTTCCTGCAGCTAACGTCCATGCCTTATGGATCATCATCATTGTATTACGCGGCATAATCACCTTATCGCCAGCCATTGCAATTACGGAAGCACCACTGGCGGCATAACCGTCAATGTAAACGTTGATTGTAGCTTTGTGGTTTTTTAAAATGTTGTGAATGGCGATTGATTCAAAAACATCACCGCCAACACTATTAATATGAACATTAATTGTTTTTGCGGTAATGTTGCTTAATTTGTGTCTAACGTCATTTGCAGAAATATCGGCAAACCATCCCTTCCCGATAGTCCCATACATATAAAGATCAGCTTCATCATTTTCCGCTTTATTCAACACTTCAAAGCGTTTGTTGATTTTAGGCAGCTCCATTTTCTTTACCATCCCCTTCACCTCCTTTCAAGGCATCGGCTTCTTGATAGTTTTTGGTTACGTATCGTTTGTTCGCCCATTCTTCATCGATCGGCTCCTTACCTAACATAGTTAAAATGTCATTAATGGATAGACCACCAATAGCAAACAGCTTATCTGCAGCTGTAGCTAATTGAGTAATATCTACAACCTTCAAGTTATTCGTATCCACTTTCAAATACGTTCGTTTGAGATATTCTTCTTTGGTATACATCTTTCGGTTAAATTCATCTTGAATCAATTCCGCAATCGGTTTGATACAAAACAAAAGGAAAGCGTCCATTTGTTTTTCGATATCGGCCACATCCCCTTTCAGGAGTCCGCGAGGGACATGAAAAGCCATGGCCACATAGTTAATGACATCATTAATCAGCTCGGCAATATCACGGCTTGTACTATTCTGCGCCACGCCGCTTTTGCTGTCGCTCATGTCCTCGAGTTCATATCCCTTTTGGAGCTGAAACCCGACGCCAGGCTTGTCCGCGTTGAACCAGTCGGCCAATTGTTTTTCAAACATTTGGTCGATCAGCTTTTGCGTTTCCTCATCTTGCGGCCGCAAGAAATCACCTTTAATCAAAATTCGTTTGTTGTTTTTTCGTTTGTAATATCCGATCGCTGAAGCAATCAATTTCCCGTAATCTTCATATAGCCCATTGATCACTTCCATGATGTTCCGATCGTTCAGTTTAAAATATAAGACTTCCGATTCACGAAAGACTTTTTGAAAAGTTAAATCGCCTATCTGAACCTGTGTATAATAATTTTCTTTCAATGCAAATTCATTTTTTACCCAGCCATCAGCAATATAAAGCTGATCGTTTTGCATAATCACTAAGCATTCATTTTGCATAATCAGGCGATTTACCAAGCTGTGCATAAACTCCGATGCGTTTTGATTCTGATTGGGCTGCACATTCAACAAATAATAATTCTCTCCACGCTTTTCTTTTCCGTTCTCAAATGTTTGGAACTCACACCTGGTTAACGTGTTGGCAATCAAATCAATACATGTTTCAACCGCCAATCTTTTGTAATATGCGGTTGTTGATAGTGTTTGAAACTCCGTCAAAGTAATCGAACTTCGGGAACCGAACAACCCACTAATCCAATCTAAAAACCCCACTGTTTCACCACCTTTCAGGTGCTAAACGACCTAAAGATTTTACTGATGTTTTCTTTCGTGATCGGAATCGATTCTTGTAATTCAGAATCAAAATTCAATGCATGTAAAAAAGCGAAAAACCCATCCGTTTTCCGCTTCTCTTTATCGATCTTCTTGTATTCGATATTTCCGTTTGCCTTTTCCTCTTTGTACACATTTCCCACATACCAGCGCATGAGTGGATCATCACCAAACACGATGGTATGTTTCACAAACATTTCATCAACAAGAGGGGAAAGTTTAGAATGTGTAGCTGGTCCTCTTCTTACGACTTCCACCTCAAAGCCAGCGTTTTCGAAAGCCTCTTTCAAAATGGATGAACGATACAAGTCCATCGCCACTTTTTTGATATAGAACGTTTTGCTCATCTCCACAAACCAATTCACGACGTGCTGGGCACTAATGGATTCGTCGTAAACAACGGTGAGCAATCCTTTTTCAATTGCTAGGTTGATAATTTCTCGATTGATATCCTGCAGCTTCGGGGCTGTATGATGCATGAACGTATGATGTTTCCAGTAACGTTTACCATTGTGTTTAAAAAGTACACCAACAGCGCAAAAGTCTCTAATCTGTGCAAAGTCTACCGCACCGATTGCTTCGATTCCTTTCAAGTTTTCAGGAAACGGTTGATTGGTTGCCAATCGATCTTCGTATGTCGCAACCTCTTTTCGCGTATCGTCAACCGGCATGTTCATGCGCTTTGTCATGAACTCAATTCTTATAGAAGCATTAATTTTGCCCAGCTCATATTCTTTTCTCATTTCATGCTGCAGATGTAAATTATACCGGTATGAAGGATTCGCCTTTTCCCATTTCGACTCATCGTCCACTTCTTTTTCGTCATCCAGCTTGCATATAAACGGGAAAAGCGTTGAATTGGGCATCTCTTTGTTTAGCACCATTCGTGCCTCTTCTTTTAAGTCATCCAAGACACCTCCACGGACGTAACCATCCGTTGTGATGTAAAACGTTCTCGGATCTGCTTTTTTACCTAGACCAGAAGTGAACACTTTGATATTGTCATAACTGTCATATTCATGCACTTCGTCAAAAATCACGCAGCCGCTTCGTTTGCCGTCTTTTGTCCTGGCGTTTGACGTGTTATATTCCAGCTTTGATCTAGTTCCTCGATGTTGAATAAGTGTCTTCGATTTATAAAATGCCTTTTTCACTTTTGACCAATGGTCTTCCAGGACATTATAAACATCCATGAAAGACGTTTTAGCCTGGTCTTCTGATGTTGCCACGATGTCAATATCATAGTTTTTTATCCCGTGATGGCCGGTTGTCATATAAAAAGAGTTCCATGCAACATATCCGTTTTTTCCAGCACCACGTCCAAGCAAAATAAAAAAACGATCGAACATTAAACGTCCGTCGTCGTATCGAACTCCGTATATAAAAGCGTTGATAAATTTCTGCCAGGGAAAGAGCTGGAAGGGAAAATATTTCGCTGGAATTTCTACTGACTTTTCGATCGCTTCATGATCAATCACTACATTTGGTTGATCGAGCTTCCAACGCAAAAATTCCATCAACTGCTTTTGTTCTTTACACGCCTCAATCTCTCCCTGCTCGACCATCCGCATGTATTCATCGATATACGGATGATATTTATACGTCTTCGAACTCATCGTCATCATCACTGTTGTCTATTTTTTTGAGCAAATTAAAAAGTTCTTTGTAGGCCGCCGTATATCGATTCATCGTGGTGTTGTATGACTTTTGAGCAGGGTTCTCGACGAGCATTTTTTGCTTGCCATTTTGGAAAGTATACGTCGGACCTTTCGATTTGATCTCATTTTCCAAAATCTCCAGCTGGATCGTCATGAAAGCGACCCTTTCAATTAGCCCTTTTGCCACCTCTTTTTCGCGATCCGGCAGCTCATCGAACACTGCATTGAGGCGGTCGACTTCTCTTTGGATGAGTTCATCCTGCTTTTTCCTGCTTAACTTGGCCATCATACCCCCTCCCCTCGCGTGAGATTTCGCAAAAAAATTTTTTCCGCTTGGCCCCCTCCCGTTGAACAACTCCCCCAAAAAGAGCCGATTCCCTGAATGGGGGGGTTTATGATTCAATAACAAGTTGTAATTTTACTTTTGAAAGAATATCAGTGTAAGCATTTTTGTATTTAATGGAACTTACTATTGCTTCTGTTACATTGTATTCCTTTGCTACTTGATAAATTGGTTTTTGTTCTACCCAACAATCATAATAAATCGATATCACTTCATCTGGATTCAGACTGCGTTTAATAAGCCCTGATCTTACTGCATGATTTGCGTTCTCTTTATTTGTACACCATTCCAGATTAGAAACATGATTATTTAATTTATTTCCGTCAAGATGATTTATTTGCGGTTTATTAAACGGATTAGGAATAAAAGCTTTAGCAACTAATCTATGAACTTTAAACTTCTTTTTCTTACCATTAGATGTTGTTAAACTAACTACAAGGTATTTATTATCGTGTAGATAAGGTTTAAGAATGTAACCAGTTTTCCGATTACGAACCCTTCCATAAGTTGATACTTCATAGTTTAGATTATCGATTTGCTTCCACCGTTCCATAGTCACCATCTCTCTTCATTTACAAACCTTTTCTGTTTGATATATTTTTCAAGCCGTTTGTGTTCTTCGTTATGGCATTGAATACAAACGGATTCCAGATTATCAAGTTCCAATGCCAAATGCGGATGCGTCTTAACTTCTTTGATATGATGAACATTTCTTGCACGTCTATATTTACCTTTGCGTTTGCAAGACTGACATTCGTAATGATCACGTTCTAAAGCTTGCAATCTTAACTCTTTCCATTCTTTTGATTTATAAAACTTCATGAGATTATCGGTTCTGATTAGGTTGATGACCTCTTCTGTTTTCATACAATCAACCCCCAAATAAAAACGCCACCCCGATCGGAGTGACGCCCTGCTTCAATCAAAATGTCTTTCTCACTTATTAGTGGCATTTACACGACAAAAAAAACAAAAAAACAAAAAATTGATTAAAAGCTATTGATACGTATTATAATACGTGTTATAATATAACCAGGAGGGAGGGAAATGAAGAGTTACTCTTCAAAGGAATTAATAAAAATCATACAACAAGATGGATGGTACATAGTAAGAACAAGTGGCAGTCATCATCAGTTTAAACATCCCAGTAAACCCGGACTAGTAACCATCCCCCATCCAAAGAAAAACTTACCGATCAAAACAGTAAAAAGCATACTCAAACAGGCGGGGCTATTATAAGCCCCTCCTAAAGGAGGTTAACATATATGCACAAAAAAGACCGCTATATTTATCCAGCTATTTTCGATTACGGTAGCGATGGAATATCTGTTGAGTTTCCTGATCTTCCTGGCTGCTTTACTTGCGGAGATACAGAAGAAGAAGCTTTTAAAATGGCTAAAGAGGCGATGGCATTACACTTATACGGCTTGGAGCAGGAAAATGAAGAGATTCCTCAGCCTTCAAAAGTATCGGAAATTCAAACAGAAAACAATCAAGTAATCGTGTTCATCGAGGTATGGATGCCACCTTTTAGACATGAAATGGAAAACAGAGCCGTTAAAAAGACGTTGACTATCCCGAAATGGCTTGATGATCTAGCGAAAGAACATAACGTGAACTACTCCCAAATTCTTCAAGAAGCATTAAAGAAGCATCTTGGCGCTACCGACCGATAAATAAATTATAAAAAGCCTCTTCACCCGCAAAGGCAGAAGAGGCTTTCGTTTATACGTTTTTTAATTTTCTTTTCAGCTCTTTCGATCATTGTTTGTACACTGCTGGACGATATGCAGAGATAATTCGCAATCTCACTATACGTTAGACAATACCCACGCGACATTAGATATACTTCCCGTTCCCGATCAGTAAGCACTGATAAAGCATCTTCGATTCGTTGCCGGTCCCAACTCGTTATAATGTTTTCCTCTTCATGATCGTCCCATTCATAAGTTGGTTCACTGGAACGGAAAAATTTTTGCATCAATAACGGATCAAATGGTTTTTCACGCTGATAAGCAGCTCTTCGTTCAATGCCACGTCGATTACCAGGTCTTCTTCCTGTTTCCATCCACTCTATCGCAAATTCAAGGTCCGAAATTATTCCTCTGATTATCTTTTTATCTTCATCTGATGCATGCTTGAAAAGTTTCTTCGTATGCTTCAACGTTTGCTTATATTCTTGCAAGAGGTCATTCATTGGATGCCTCCTGTTATGTGGAGTGGTAACAGATGTTTTTTAAAACATCTGTTACCCTCAGAAACGTTGATATATCAATAGTTCTAGCCATCTAACTTATAGGTTACAAATTACCCTTTGAAAAACTTTTATTTTTTTATCTTCTTCTTTTTTAGAAGTTATATTTATTTAAAAGTTTATTTACCTATTTATCTGTAACCTTAATAAAAAATAAGTAAAAAAATATTGATATATCAATAATTATATAGGTTACAGATAAATTTTGGAAAAGTAACCCCATTTTATGTAAAAAGCTCAAAAGTGTTGATATATCAATGTTTTTAAAATGCCTTAAAGGTAACAGATCAAATTATTGACCTGTTACCCCATCTGTTACCTTTTCATAATATCGAATTGGTTTTCCATTAACTTTTTTAACTTTACTTTCATACCCAATATTACTCAATCTCCGTCCAAACTCAGTTTTCCCTACCTCTTTAAATCCGTTTTCGAAACAAAAAGCTACATATGCGTTGTAAACATCCTTTATCGGTCGATTGACAATCAAATGCTGATTTTCACTTTCGAAAGCCAGTACGCTGTCACTAGAAACGAAATATTCTTTTGTTTTTGCTTGAATGGTTAAACTCTCAGTCAATTTCCCGCCGTTTGCTTTGATCCGTTGAATCCCTTCAAGCGCTAAACGTAAAATATAGCTTTTTGCGTTTGGCGTTGACAGTTTTCGATCAAGGTCCATATCCCGTTTTTCCACCTGATTGTCACATGGGATGACCACAACACGCCGAGCAATCCCACCGGATTTATCTTTAAACGTCGGCATATCATTACACGTAAAAATAAGCGTCGCTTTGTTCTTCAACTTGAACGGCTGCTGGTAAATGGGGCGGACCATGATCGGGTCGCCGGAAGCGAGCGTCTTAAAGTTTTTGGACTGCTCTAAATAAGAGGCATCGATGTCATCACCGATATTAACTAATTTTCCATCTAAAAAAGCCACGCTGGTTGCATCGTTAAAATCATTGAGTGTGAGTTGTGATGCTAAATCGCCAGCAAATGCATTGATCATCTTTAAAAATGTACTTTTTCCATTGTTTCCTTTGCTTCCTTGAAAGAAGAATACTTTATGCGGAAAGGAATGAGTCATCAGGATATGGCCAAACATTTCTTCAATGACCAAACGCAAGTCTTTCCGGTTCATCGTGAAAAAATCTAAGAATTGATCGACATGCTCGTCATATGCATCTTCTTGGTATTGAACGTCTAAATAATAAGGAGTAAAACCATAGTCTGCCTGAATGACTTCTCCGTCGTCAATAATATAGCCGCCTGGAAGCTTAATCGGAAAGTCTTGTTCTTCAATGTATTCGGACTTGATTTTGAACAGTTCGAGCAACTGTTTGTGTTGACTTGGTTTTAATTTGATGAGTTGGTCGATTTCACGTAACAATTTATTGTCATTATGAACGTAATGGTCATTTTGTTTGAAATAAAGTTTTTGCTGGTAGTATTTAATATCCAGCCGTTGAACGAGCACTTCGCTGGTCATAACAATGTCTTTTTCGTTGAGAAATTGGATAGCTTGTCCTTTTTTCTTTTTCTCATAGGTTTGGTTCACCGATTCGATAAGTGAGGCGAGCTCTTTTTCCTTTAATGGCTCGCCAAACACTAAATCATTAATAAAATGTGCCAATTCTTCAATGAATGCATCGTCCAGCTCATACATTTCTTTTGCGGTCAGCAAATGTGTGAATAGCGCTGAATTTCGTCCCTGTCCTTCCACAAGTCCCATTAACGATTGTTTTAATTTGCTTGGATACAAATAGACCGGCAACATCGGCAATGCGCTAAGATCGTTTAAATAATGCGCATTTTGCATTGGCCGCAATTTACCGTCTTGTTTAATGATAGCGATGGACTTTTTCCCTGTTTTGTAGTCCACTGTCATGCCCGCGACCGTTAATTTGCCGGTCCAGTTTTTGATTAAGATTTTCGGTTTCTGGTAGTATAAATGGCAACCGCGACGGCTTTCGACTCGTAAAGTAGGGAAGAGGCGAAAGAGTTTCTCAATCGCCTCGTTTCGTTCATCAAAATCGACGACCACGATTGAACTGTTGAGCAAGATAGCTGCATCGTTATAATGTTCGTGAGTTGTGCTAAAGATATCGAATGAATGCTTTGGTACTTTTTCGTCTAACTCGATGTATTTAATCAATGGCTTGTCACCTGCCTGTTAGCACTGTACTATTCAGCAACTTATTTCAAAACCTTTTCCAATCTTTTTACAGCACTAGGATTGAACTTTGTTACTAAATTATCTTTACGAACAATTTTTGTTTCTTTATATTCTGGGATTAGCATAACAACGTTGTACCGATACTCTTCAATAACAGTTCCAGCGCTCAAAACACCATCTATAACAGCTAGACATTTACGACCTAATAAATTCACACATATACCTCCCTCATGTGTCTGATCGATGATTTTTTACAGCGTTATATCTTCGTACTGCGAATCAATCTTCACAAAGAGCTTTTAATCGCTCATATTCATTGTTCAATTCATCCGCATAATTGCTTGTGTTTATGACTTCTGCCAAAATCGCTCTATCCTCATTGGCTTCTTCTAATTGCCTTTCAAATTTCCTTAGTGATTCAATTACTTCCCGTTTTTCATTCCTGTCTAAAGAACTTGTCATTACACAACCAACTGCTATGTTAACAGCTTTGCTAATTTCCAATTTTCTCACCCTTCCTTTATTGAACATTATGTGTCGAATGTGCATTAATTTTTATCGTTTAATTCAGCAACGACACAGTCGATGCACCAATATTCTCCTAACGATTCACCAGTTTCATATTGTTCAATATCTGTATCAATTACTTTGCCACACATAACGCAAACTTCTTGGTTCATTTACTTTCCCTCTTTCCTCTCATAAACTCCAAATAATGCTCCCGGATTCTCCATGCCATCTTCGGCCCGATTCCCGGGATTTCTTCCAATTTTCCAAGCCACTCCATCATTAGCTGTGTGTCCAACTCGTTCTGTTGTTTGGCTCCAGCATTAAACCCACGATTCCATGCAGCCATGACTTCTGGATGAAAGGGAGAAGTTGTTTTCTCCTTTTTCTGTTTGATTTTGCGTTGTAGACTCATCAATACCCACTCTCCTGTCGCTGGTGATTGACGGCGTTTTTCCAAATGTACGCTTCTTCGATTTGTTCCCATGTAAAACCGAGTCTTTGTTCAGCCATATTGAAAAAGATATAGCATACAGTTCTAAATGCATCTTTTCTTTTGCGTTCATCTTTAGATTTGATAAGAACAACCCAGTACATCAATTCCAAGAAAATGTCTTCTGTTTTTCCTACCAATTCATCATCCCAAACATATAAATCATCTACGGTATAGCCCAATTCGATTGCGATAGATAAGATGAAATGCAGGCAGTCTACGTATTCTTCAAGGAATGGATTAGGTCCAACATATTCAACAACGTCATGGCCCAAATTTTCGTCATAATGTACTGATGGAATTCCTATTCTCGGCGCTTGGTCACTACTCCAAAACTTAAACCCACGCCATTCATTTGCTAGTTCGCCAAGCTCCACTTGCAACGCAAGGATTTTCTTTGCAAGCCTGTCCTCGTCTTCTTGCCGCGGATGTTCCCGTTCGATGTGTTCGTCCAATTTGCGTTGTAGTTCAAAGAGTTTTGACAGATTCATTATTTTTCCCCTCTCTTTTGATTCGCAATTTCCGATAAGGCGTGCCACATCTGTTGCTTTGTGTCATTCAGCAGTTCGAACACTTCCCGTGGTGTATATCCAAAATCGTCAACAAATGCAGTTATAATGCCAGCAAGTAATTGATGTTCAAATCTATTAAGATCGAGTTTGGTTTTGTTCATTATTCTTCCACTTCCACGCTTCGAAAATAGTTGTTCCATTCATCGCGTTTCGGAAACTGTCCTTTGATCGGGAAAACATCCACTGGCGCTGAACATTGATAGCATTGCACTTCTTTGACATCTTCTTTTTCATAGCGAACGCCTTTGAAGCCGCAGTTCGGGCATTCATAAAAGACTTTGTAATGCGGGATTCCGTTTTTTATTTTGATTCCGGTAAAGTGAAATACTGGTCTGCCATTTTCAAATGCTTTTTGTTCTTGCTCTTTGTACCAATCACGCAGCTGTTCTGGAAGCAAGGAAAGTACATCTGTTGGTTCGTTCGATTGCATCGCTATTTCAGCTGTTTCAAAGTTTCTAACCTCGATTTTTGGAGATGAAAGAGTAATCTCCGACGATTTGCTATGATTTAAGAATCCTAAAAAATCGAGCGTTTTGTTTAATAGGCGTTCAAATGATTCAACTGGAAAATTTTCAATCTTCAAACGTGCGTTTTTTTCTCCGTGTGTCAAAGTAATTTGTATGTTCATATAACAACCTCCTTAAAAAAGATTGCTTTGAACCAATTTAATGTAGTAATTGATATCGATGAGTTTTTTGTTCATCTTGCTTAACTCATCATTCCAAACGAAGCTGTGTTCACTTGTGTTAGGTACTTTGTAATACTTGTAATCACGAACTTTATACACACCGCCGTAGTTCAATATATTTGTGGCAAAAATACGATTGACTTTCTGAAGCTTCACCATTTTCCTGTCCACTTCATGGGCCATTCCGTCAAACTTCCCGGCTTTGGCCACCAATTGAAATAGATCCAATTGATTGTTTTTCCAGGATTCGATCACTGTTTTTTGAATCGGGATTCCATACATGTAAAAATTCACTAATGCTTTATCGATAATGTGTAAACTGTTTCGTTCCCAATCTCCGCCCTGGAATTTAGCCATTCGTCCTTTTGCTTTGATCGTTCCATCTGCATATTGAACGACGTAATTGTTGACATCGCGCTGAGCAATTTTTGTGATTTCATCAACTTCTAGCGTCAGGTTGTAATGTTCACCAAACCGACGAATGACTTCTAAAATCATGTCTTTCATGCCGTCTTCATAGGCGATAATGATCCCGTCTGTATTCGATTGAATGAGTTGTGCAAAAGGTTCAAGAAGCAGGATTAAATGCGTTAAAATCAGCTGGCCATTTATCGTTACGTTGTTAAATTGTTTGGGGTCAAATAAAGGATTGTGCTCGGATTTCATCGCACCAAACGCGCTGTTTAAAATGATCTTATAAATCTCATGTTTACGGTCATTTTCTTGCTTTAACGCTAAACGCTTCTGGTAGATGTTTTTAAACAACTCTGGGCTTTCTGCATTCCGGCTAATAAAGTGGTTGTTGATCATAAGTGACGGAAAATATGATGAAACATCGATTTGCATCATTTTCCCTGTGTACCGGTAGTTTTCAATTGCGCCGTGTACACCGCCAAAACCAAAGGAGTGTTTGATTCCAGCAATTTCGATTTCTAGTTTTTCTTTCTCGAGCGCTTCATGATCTTCACCTTGCATATAACGACGACGGATGTTTTCGTAAAAGGCGATCAATTCGCGCGGCAGTTCATTTACCTTCAAGTGTTGATCAAACTCTAGGTGCAAACGATCTCGAGGCAATTTCTTTGGTTTCGTTTTTAAAACAGCAGCTGCAAGGTTCGCTCTCGTTTTTTTGACGGCCGTTACCGGCAATTTAAAGGCATCAACAATCTCAAACTTGCTGGTAAAGTAATCTTCACGTAATTCGAACACTTTTTTAGTGGTCTTTACATCGTTTTCACAATACTGAAAAACCTGTTCAACTTCTTCAGTTGTTAACGGACGATCAATATCAAAATCAATCGGTGTTTCGTGAATATTGAGTCCCATGTTCGCCTGGATTTCTTTAAGAGAAACACTGTTAATTTCTTGCATCGCATCTAATGTGAGATATTCCAGTGTTGCATGCACTTTTTCACCACGAATGATTTTTTTTGACAGCTCGTACGGATCTTTTCCAGTAAGCAATCCTGCTAAAATGATGTCATCGTAAGAATAATTGTTGTAACCAATTAATATATTGTTAGTGGACAAGCATTTTCTAAGCTTGTCCACATCGTTGTGAATTTTAATGACTTGATCTTCCGTCATGAGGACCACCATCCAATCATGACGGAATACCTCTATATCAAAGAAGGTAAACATCTACATCACCATTAGAACGGTGCTGCCGGCGATAATTTAAAGTTTTGGAACTCTTTCATTTCACCGGTTTGTTTGTTTTTCCATCTGCTTGTTTTCAATTCAAGTTCTACTTGCGTCCCTAATGCAGTTTGAAGTTTTTCAACAACGGCCGTTTCGATATTTGCAATGTCATCAACCGTCAATTCAACCCCGAATACCTGGGCAGCATGACCCCAAAGTTTTTTGATGTTTTGCTCGAGCTGTTTCTCAGTGAGCCAGTAGTTGGCAAAATATTTACGGTTTTCATAGCCTTCGTTAATGATTGTAAAAGTTAGCGATAACCATTCTGTACCTTTTTCACTCACGCGGAATTGCACATCTTCCAAGATGGCATCGTAAACGCCATCTGGAAGATTGTCATATCCACTGTCATCGACATTAGTTGTGTTTGGATTGAATCCTTCGTTTAACATTTTTTGCGCTAGTTCTTTTAAGTTCATGATCAAATAACCTCCCATGTAATTTTTAGTTAGTTAAAGTTAAAAAGTTATTTAACTCTTGGTGGTCTCGGTGCAGCTGTACGAGGTTTAGGCGCTTGCTTAACTTCTTGTGCTTCCTGCACATCTTTTTGTTCAGTTGCTTCGGCTTTTATAGCCTGTTCCTCTGCTTTTTCTAGGCTCTCCACAATCTTTTGCGCTTCCTCTTTGCTGGTTTGTGTTGGTTTATCAAAAGCACCAATAACGGTATCGAGAATGGCAAGGATACGTTTGTCCTGAATCCATTCACGCTGATAAGCTTTTCGACGATCAATGACTCTACGAATATAGTTTTTGCCGATTTTTTGGCACAAGATGTTCATGTCGCAATTGCCGTTCACTACGTTGAGATGTTTCACACTCAATGAAGGAACCGGCTTTTCAATGTTGTTTTCTGTTACGGTTGCATAGCGTGAAATATAAATGACATTCATCGGCAGCGCTTTGAGTTTAACGACCAGCGCTGTAAAAATTGACTTGAAAATACCGAACCCTTTTCCGTATGGAATATCACCGATATATTGCACGCCGTGTTCTTCGCAGATGGCCTGCTCAATGAGCGTTACCACGTCGTCGATGACGTCGATTACGACGGTTTCAAAACCGTGATCGGTGGTTTCCAGTTCTTTGATTAGTTCATTCAGCTGATCGATCACGCTAAATTTAATTTTGCCGGTGTTCGGATCCCGTTCGTTTTTGAGGTTGACGCTCGGTGTTTCAATTTGATCCGCATTCCCATCGGTATTGAAGACAACAGGATTTGGGAACTGGGAAGCTAGATAAGACTTCCCATGCATAGTTTGTCCCCAGATAAAGAAGTTGCGCGGTGTATCAATGGTTTTCTTTGGTTGGTTTTTAGGTAGTAAGCCCATATTAGTTAGCCTCCTTCAAAGAAATCTTTACATATCCTTTTTTCTTACTCTCTTTCTGATACTGCTCAACGATTTCCGGATGCTCTTTTTTGAATCTAGCCGTATCAAATGTTTTAGAAACAGTAGGAGGGATTCTGGTAAATATAACTTTGTCTGTCTCCCATTTCTTGATGTCATATTCCTCCATTAGTTGATAGAGCTTGTCCTTCATGGTTTTGTACTGTTCTTCAATTTTTTTGAAGTTCGCAATCTGTAACTCTAGCTTTTCTACTTGCTGCGCAACAATCGTAAGCTCGTTTTGACCGATGGCCATAAACTCTTGTTCCGTCATATCCGGTTTTTCTTTGAGATATTCGCAACGGATCCAGAAAGTTTCAATGGCATTCAAAATTCTTTGAACGTATTCATCATCTCGCTGAACAACTTTAATTTGTAATCGGTCCGCATCAAATTCAGCGTCAAAGTTGTCTGGGCGCTCATAAAGAGCTAACCAGCCATATTGAACATCAAACTGATACATGTACAGCTGCATTTGTGCTTCGTATGATTTTATGTCCGGCGTTTTTCCATGTGTTTTGATTTCCAGGATAAGTTGATTTTCGGCATCATACCCATCGGTGTTAGAACGAATCCCTTTTTCACGATCAATACGTGTATCCGGAACAAAATTTGTTTCATTAATTGCGTTGATATAATCACGGATTTGAGGTTCTAGCACTTTTCCATATTCGGTATATTCGTTTCCTTGGAACGTAGATGGTTCAATCCCGGTTTTTTCTTTGGCCAACTGAAACTGTGTTTTGTATTTGCTAATCCCAAGAATCGCTGGGACATCGGAACCGCCAACTAGGTATTGTCTACCTTCCGTTACATTGGCATCAGCTTTCGTGAACATCGTATTCAATCACTCCATTCCATTGCTCGAATTCTTCGAGAAATTCGTTCATCTTATTTTCTAATTCCATTTTTCGCTTCATACGTTGATGGTGTTCTTGTACGATTTTCTCTACTGCCGTTTTGAATGGTAACCCTTGAAAATTAGGATAAGTGTTTGAGTGTATAATTTTTCCATCTAAGCTGATTGTTAATTTGAATTGATATGGTCGTAGAAATACTGGATCAGGTTTAAATTCAACATTGTAGGAAAAACCGTCAATTTGAATGATTTTATTTATTCTTTTTGTCATATTGTCCCTCCCACATACTCTCTAAAGAGTTCTTCTGTAAAATCTTTCTTTTCAGCAAGCGCTTCGTACACTGCTTCTTCAATGCTGTTCTTGGTGATATATCGATAAACAGTAACCTTCTTGGTTTGGCCATTTCTGTAGCATCTTCCAAGTGCTTGGTCATAGTCTTGGTAGCTATATGTTGGCGTATAGAAAATCACGACATTTGCATACTGCAGTTCAATTCCTGCAGCCCCCGCCTGGTACTGAACGAGAGTAATGGTGTTTTTCAAATTTGGCCATTCTTCACGATCAGGAAGTTTATTGACCTTTCCGCTTACTTCGTAGATCGTTTTGCTTTTACCTAACAAGTTTATGAGATTTTCCTTTTCTTGCTGGTAATAGTAGAAGATGACGATGTTTTCTTCTGTACCTTCCGCTAACATTTCTGTATAGGACAGTTTGTCCTTCTGATTGGCATAATATCGAAGCCCATGCTGTAGCTTCATAATGGTATCGAAAGCAATTTTTCCTTCATTTGTTTCCAAAACCCGATTTTTTCTTACGATCTCGTATTCTTTTGACTTTTTAAAATACACATCTTCGAATACAAGAGGCGGTAAGTCTAAACATTCATCTTTCGATAGTTTTGTTGAAATACTTTGGTATAATCGTTTTAAGTAGTCTTGCTCTTTCCAGCCACTCACTACCTTAACGGTTTTGTTGCCAAAGAATTTCGTTTCGTAGATTGCGTGACGTTTCATAAACTGTGTTTTATTTTTATAAAAACCAAACATCAGAAAATAATTGATCGTATCAATCCAACCGTTGCTGGAAGGGGTGGCGGAGAGCAAGACGAAATTCGTTGATATTTTCGCTAAAGAAAGTGCTGCTTTTCCTCTTTGACTTGTTGGGTTCTTGATGTAGTGACACTCATCAAAAATCACAAAGTACCCCTTGTATAAATGCCAATCCTTCGCAATTTTTCCGTACGACAGTTCGTTGTATATAATCTCAATGTTGTAATAGTCTGCCACACGTTGAATTTCTCTACTCCATCCACCTTCACGCAATTTGGCCGGAGGTTGAACAACAAGCAATGGTTCCCCTTGGTTATGTTTTAAATAGTGATGAAGAGCGAGGATGGTTTTTCCGGTTCCTGTATCAAGCGCGTATAACCAATTAGGTTTTGCTTTTTTCAGAACATCTTTTTGATAGCTGTAAAGCATGTCGTAATTCTGCAATCTTTCTTTGAACGTCTTCGACGCTGTAAGCGACAAATGCATAACCTCCACTTCTGTTAATCTCATCAATATTAAATTGCTGTAATGATGAAACAGTCCCGCCAGGCCGTTTCACTTCGATGCCTACAAAAACTCCATCTACACATGCGATGATGTCGGGAACCCCAGCCTTTTGGTACATCGACCCATGCACTTTCATGTACCAAACGCCCAGTCGATCAAGATATCGTTTGATTTGATTTTCAATGTGTTTTTCCAATTTATTGCTCATAATGCACGAGCTCCAAGCAAATCGATATCGGATTTTTTGGCTTTTCTTGCTTTGAGAACAAGATTTGTTTCTTCGTGTTCGTATTGTTTTAACTGCTGAGAAGAAATTTTTCGTTCTTCCACTAATTCAGCAACTCCGATTAAATTTAATTCAGATGTAGACTTACCTACATCGTTTGCAAGCTGTGACTTGTCAAATTTCTTGCTGATTTTTTGCTTAACGGAAAGTATATAAGGAACATTGTTTTTGTAAGCTAAAACGTTGCCGTTTTTTTGAATGTAATGAATGATTTGATTTGTTTTTTTATTAATTTGCTCCGTCACTTTATCGAGCTCACCTTTCAAATGAGCACGTTTTCTTTTCAATTCTTCAACTTCTTGAAATAATCCATTGATTTCGGATTGTTTAAAACGAACGCTCACATCAACATCCATTTGTGTGAACCTCCTTCTTCGTGATAAAATCACATTAGTATGGATATTATGCAGCCGTCTCACTCTCCCCAGTGAGGCGTTTTTCATTCGGCAATTTTGCGAGTAGCACCAAGATTTTCGGTAAGATACTGACGAATGTTTTCCTCGAGTACAATCTCGCCGTTCGGAAACTCGTAAATGGTATCACCGTAGAGAATTTCATCGCCGCAAGCATCTACACCCCAATGAGAACTTTCCCACTGAACAGGACGAACCATCGGATTTTCGACTTGCAAGTGCTGCACCTCCTCATACCCAATGCTTGTTCAGATTTTTGTAATATTCGAAGAGACCGCGTTTTTTTAGCTGATTGAGTTTCGTTCGTATCGTATGCTCTGTTTTCCCTAAGGCAAGTGAGATTGATTTTGGACCATCGATCTCATAAAATTTGCAAAGATATTCAAGGTCTGATTCAGTAAATGGTTTCCCTTGATTGTGATGAAATTCCGGATGGTACTTCATGCGACCCCAACGATCGTATTCAACCGGTATTTCATCCACCGAAATATCCTCCCTTCCGCGAATTTGTGCCATACTCGTCCCTCCTTTCGTATAGATTAGTAATGTGATAGATGTGCTAGTGCACATCGTCAAGTGCAAGAACGCTGTAAGGGGATGGGGAGGTGTCAGCGCTCCTGCACCTGACGACAGGCGCTAGGCCTATCGTGCTTGATGAATGATTCAAGCAATGGTACAATGAGTTTGTATATTGTATTCAGAGTTCAGATGACGGCTAGTGTTGGGACACTGGCCGTTTTTCTTTTGCAAAAACGCTTGTATAGCTTCTTTTCGTTTTTTTTCTTCTGCCGACAGCAACTCTCGATTTTCGCGTGCTTTTTGGCAAAATCTACGAACCTCTGAAACTTTCATAAGACGACTGGCAGTGAAGCAGATATTCATCATTCATCCCCCTTTCTCAAAATGACCGCAACATCAACACCGCGTTCTTTCATCATTTCAACGACTTGTAGCAATTTGTCGTGCTCCTCTTTTCTCCGCACCAATTCATCGAGGTCGCGTTTGCAGCGCAAGAACTCTTTCACCCATTTTTCCGCCTCGTCCAAGTCGTGCCCAAACTGAGCCACACGAGCACGGGCAAGGCAATAGTCGCAGCAATCGAGCAGTTGGGCCGCACGTTGCATATCGCCCGGGAGGACGTTCATTGCGAAACACCTCCCAGTGCTTTCGCTAAACGGATTGCCGGAACCAACAAATTTAACTCTTCCACGATGTCGATTGGCTTAACGTTTTTATCCCCTTTCGCTCTCCGATTTTCTACACGGCGCTTAATATCGACGTGATATTGAGCACCAAGCAAGTCATAAACCTTGTTGTATGCCTCGTCAAAGCCGATCTGCTCCCGTTTTGATAAAGCACGCACCGCGTCATTAAATTGTTTTCGCAACGGCATATTTACATCGACAAGCCCACGTTTTAAGTCCGTTACTTCATTGGAAGTGGCCGCAATCTTCTGTTTTGCTTCGTCAGCTTCCTTCTTAACAACCGCTAATTCTTGCTCTAGTTGCTTTTGTCTAAGTTCTAGTGAGACCAACGCTTGCAGTTGAGGACTCAACATCTGAATGTTGATCGCATTCTCCTTCACCCTGTAATACTCATCCACTAATCGCTCGTATGCTTCCCAGGCTTCGTCAGTGTTCAATGATTTCGCATGCAACCAAGCGCCTTTTTCGGTCCATAAGTAGAGTACTGTTGCATTTTTCGAACCATCCGCAATTTGCGTACGGTTTAAAAACTCTTGTTTTTCCGAACCTTGTAACGCAAAATAGTGTTTACCGAGCTTAAAGCGATCTTTGTTACGGTTAAAATTTTCGGAAATCCGTCTGTTATCCGTACCGTAATACTCAGCTAACTGGGAAGTTGTCAAAACACGTTGACCGTTTTGTTCAATTACCTTTAGATGCATTGCGCTTCCCCTCCACTGTATTAATGAATTTGATTAACTCTTTGTGTTTGTGTTTATACGCAAGCTGTTTAGTCGCCTTTAAGCGATATAAGCCATTTACCGTTGTGATAAGTAAACTCACTGTCCGGTACATCTTTGAAGATCGGGAATCGCTTTTTAAATTCCGCCAAATTAACTGGCTCCAACTGTTTCCCCTCCCTTTTTGTAGGATTTTCCTCCTTCTTGTCGAATGATGTTTAAGGTAAGGAGGTGAATTCCAATGAAACTAGACCAAGATTGCGTAAGAGATCTTTTACTCGAGCTAGAAAGCAAACTGTCGTTTAATCAGCCGATATTCATTGACGACTTCAAAGAACTAGAAACAGTTTCTAGCTATGGTTATGAAATTTCTGTCTACGCATTGCTGAAAATGATTGAAGCTAAATTTGTTAATGCTAACGTTACATACGCAGGAGACGAAATTTATCAGCTTGCTATTTCATCATTGACTTGGGATGGTCATCAATTTCTCGATACCATTAGAGACCATGAAGTTTGGAAAGAAACCAAAGCCGCAACCAAAAAATTATCTAGCGTCTCACTTTCCATCATTGCTACATTAGCCACAGAATTTTTAAAGAAAAAGCTGGGATTATAGCCTGTTATACTCTTGTAAAAAGTTATTGAACGCATCCAAAAACTTTGTGAACTTGTTGGGGGAGTAATCGTTACTGATAAAATTCAAGTGCAATGTAAGCTGGCTCTCCCCCACCGGTTCCAGATTTTCAGAAAATGTCGGGTTAGCAATCTCATATCCAGCAATCATAATTTGCGTTTTCGAGTTGGTCTTATCTTTTGGAATGTAATAAATACTCACGTTATTCACCTCCCGCTTGTCCGCTTTTCTTCCAAAAGGAATGCCTCATTCGAGACCAAAGCGTTCTGGATACTTTTTGAGTGCCTCTACCACCGTTCCAAGCATGACCGTTGATTCGTGTCTCACACCTGCTCCTTCCTCGAATGTCACTTCAGCGATGACGTTCCGGTCTAAATCCAGCACACACACTTCGTACAATGAAGGCGCAAAGGAAAACTCAAACACAGTCGCTTTGACAAAGAGTGGCTT